CCATCTCGATCGTAGCGGCGGATGAAGTCGGCGAACGGCAGGCGCTCGATCGTCACTTCCTGCAGCCGGTCGTGGATCTCGGCGAGCATCGGCTCCAGCTTGCCGACGTCGAAGCGCGAAGGGCGATCGCTGGCCACGCCGAAGGTGCGGCCCGACACTCGACCGCCGAAGCCCAGGCGCTGGACGTAGAGGAAGCGCACGGCGCGCTGCAGGTCGGTCAGGCGTTCGGGATCGAGGCCGAGCAGGCGATCGAACTCGGCGCGGCTCGCGACGCGGAAGCGCAGCATGTCGACCAGGTACGGGTAGTGCTCGGCCAGGCAGCGGAACAGCGTGACGACGTCGCCCGAGATATCGTTGATCGCCTCGGCACGAGGACGCCGGCTGCGGCGCAGGAAGATGCCGCCCATGCCCACGAAGGGCTCGGCGTAGCTGCTGTGCGGCGTGCGCTCGATCAGGGCGCAGATGCGCTTGGCGAGATTGCGTTTGCCACCGATGTAACCGGCGACGGGAGAGACCGGACGTACTTGTTCAAAATTTGCCGGAACAAAAGCGGTAGACATGTTGGATTTCCTGCACGATCGCCCCTCAGGCATGCCTTGGAGGGGCTGGAAGGCGGCGCGCCGCCCGAAGGTGCGAGTGCAGGCTCGCAAGCTGAGGATGTGGGGACATCCTTGGCCCCCCTCCGAAGAGGGAGCGCAAGCGGATCAGAGGGTACTTACTAGCAGAAATCCGCCGCGAGATCACGCACCCGTGGCAGGATCCTCGACCGTTTCTGCTTCGGGCTTGATGACGCCAAGCTTGATCTTCTGCGCGACACCCAGTCCGACCTGTTCAACGCGCTCCTTGGTCGCAGCCGCATCGTAGGCGCCCTTCTTGTCATGGCACGCATTGACCTCGCGCCGGTGGTTCACGTCGCCTTCCGCAAAGGTGACCGGGACGGTGCGGGTCTGTTCGTCGTAAGCGCCAATCGAGATGTTCATCTTGGTTTTCCTCAGTTGCCCTTGCACTGCCAGCGGATGACCATCCGCGAGGCAAAGCCGGTGTTGTTCTGGACGAAGCCGGAGATCTTGGTAGCGCCCGGCGCAGGCAGGACGATGTCGGTACCGCCGCTGTACGGCGTGCCGACATCCATGACGGTGATCGCAGAGCCATTGCCGACACCACCGTTGCCCAGAGTGGCCGTGGCACTCAGCATGGCGCCGGGGAAGGGGATCGGCAGATCGGCCGACCAGATCGCCCAGGAGCCCGCCGGGATCTGGGGGGTGATGAACATCCCGCTTTGCTCAATGACGCCGTTCGGCCGGCGCTCGACGTAGCCGCGAGCGTTCGATCCGAAGGTGAAGTCGGCGGACTTGGCGAACGCCGCGGAGTCCTGCCCATCGAGAAGGTCCGCATCGAGGCCCGATCCGGCGCCGTCGTTGCCAACGTGATAGACGAGGTTGTTGGCGGCACGCATGCCGATCCGTGCATTGAGGAAACCGTCCGCGTCGACGGATGCCTGCGCAGCGGCGGCGATCTGGAAGATGTGCCGCTTGTTTGCCCGATCGTACCACCAGGACGAGCCGTCATCAGCGACCGTGAAGACCGGGCTCGGGCCCAACATATCGAAGCCGTAGTACGCTTCGCGCTTGATGGCGCCCGCGAAGAGGTTGGCCTGATCGCGCCGAGCGAAGGTCGCACTATCCAGACCATCGAGCAGGTCGGCATCCAGCCCCGAGCCGGCGCCATCGTTGCCGGCGTGGTAGACGATGTTGCCGGCGGCCTTGAACCCGATGCGCGCGTTGATGTAGCCGCCGGCGTCGATTGAGGCCTGCGTGGCGCCGCTGATCTGGAAGTTGTGGAAGCGATTGCCCCGATCGAACCACCAGGACGAGCCATCGTCGGCAACCGTAAAGACCGGGTTCTGGCCCGACATGTCGAAGCCATAGTAGGCGTCGCGCCTGACGGCACCGGCAAACGTGTTGGCCTGGTCGCGCCGCGCGAAGGTTCCGCCATCGATCCCATCGAGCAGATCGGCGTCGAGGCCGGAGCCGGAGCCATCGTTGCCGGCATGCCAGACCAGGCTTCCCGCCGCGCGCATGCCGACGCGTGCGTTGACGTATCCATCGGCGCCCACCGAGCCTTGCACCTGGTTGCCGGTCTGGAAGTTGTGGAACCCCTGCGTCCGGTCAAACCACCATGATGCGCCAAGCGCGTCGACAGCGAAGACCGGATTGCCGCCGACCAGGTCGAAGCCGTAGCCGGCGTCGCGCCGGATCGCACCCGCGAACGTGTTGGGCTGGTCACGCCGCGCGAAGGTTGCGCTGTCGATCCCGTCGAGCAGATCGGCATCCAGCCCCGACCCGGCGCCATCGTTGCCGGCGTGATAGACGATGTTGCCGCCGGCCTTGAGCCCGACGCGAGCGCCGAAGTAGCCGTCCGCGCCGATCGCGGCCTGGATGGTGCCGCCCACGCTGAAGTTGTGCGCGTTGAGCGTGCGATCGTACCACCAGGACGAGCCGGGTCCGACAGTGAACACCGGGTTGGGACCGATAAGATCGAAGTAGTAGTTGGCATCGCGCCTGATCGCGCCGGCAAAAGTGTTGTCCTGGTCGCGGCGCGCGTAAGTCTGGCCCTGCACACCATCGAGCATGTCGGCATCGAGCCCGGAACCCGCGCCGTCCTGCGCGATCAGCCAGCCCAGGATCGCCGCCCTTGCCGCCGAGGGTGTAAGCGCACGCAAGGCATCGACACCGGCCTGTGCTTCGGAAACCGTCGCCAGCTCCACGACGCCTTGCACCTCGGTCGTTGCAGGCGGGTTGAGGAAATTTGCGTCACCGAAGGTGAGCTGGGTTGCATCGACGTCGGCGAACTGGACGTCGATCGCGAGCAGCATCATCGATTGCGCTGCCTTCTCCAGGATCGGATCGGCCTGGCCATAGATCGCAAACAGCGTGCCGTCGGCAAGGTAGAGGCCGAGACTGCGCAGCGTGAATACGGCCGAACTTTCGTCGCGCACGATCATGTGAATCGTATCGTCGGCGACGACGTCACCCGACAGCGTTGCGATCCGCTTGAACTCTCCAGGCAGCACGGTGGCGGTCTTCGCCGGCGTCACGGCGCTGCCCGACAGACCGACGTGGGAGATGACAACCGGGGCGGTGCCGGTATTCGCCGCATTGACCAGGGCGGCGCGACCCGCGTTGGTGACTGTGATGGTGAGGGCCATGGATGCTCCTGTCAGGCCGCCAGCGCCGTGCAGGACAGGCGGGCACAGATCGTCGGCCGCGCTGCGGCGACGACGCCCACGCCACCACGCGCGTTGATGCCTTGGGTGAAAGTGAAGTGGCTGCGCACCGGCTTGACGCGGGCGACCTCGGCGATGACCTGGTCGATAAACTCGGCCGTCGCGGGTGCGCCTTGCTGTTCGAGATTGAGCAGAAGCGCGAAAGTATGCGGCTCGCCACGTGGCTCCATCTGCCACCACTCGCGGATCGCAACCGAGCCGCCGAAGCTCTGAACCGCCGCGCGGACGGATGCCGCGGTTCCCTTGCGCCGCGCAATCGGGATCGCCTGGCGCAGGCGCTCACGCTTGATCGCGTCGGTCCAGTCGGGCGACCAGGTGTCGAGGCTCAATCCCCAAGCGAGCCAGGGCAGGAAGTTCGTAGGGCAGCGATCGGGCGACCAGACGTCGGGCACCGGTACCGGGATGTCGAGCAGACCGGCTGCGACTTGCTCGAGCGCCTTCTCGAACGGTGTCGAGGCGGGGGGAAGGACGGAAGGGTAGCTCACTCGTCCACGCCCGAGAACTGCAGGGCGATGCCGGTGCAGTAGGCAGCCTGGGTGCGGCCGATGACGACATCGGCAGCAGGTGACGCCAGCGTGACGTTCTGAACGCCTTCGACGTGCAGCGCGCGGAACAGGGCCGATCGCGGAATATCGCGACCGAGCCGCTGACTGTTGGCGATGAAGGCATCGAGGCTGTCGCGCGCGGCCTTCATGACCACGCCGCTATCGGGGCCACCGAAGGTCTTGATGCTGGCGTTCACGGCGTAAGGGACGATGCCGGCGGATTGCACCGTGACGAAATCCGTCAGCGGCCTGCGCGTCTCGGCCGATACATAGGCCTCGACCGTATCGAGCAGATCCTGCGCGGCGGCGCCGTTACCCTGGCGCGACAGTACGGACACGATGACAACGCCGGGTGATGGGCTGGTGGCGCTGGCATCGAGCACGCCTGCAGCGGCCGAGAGCGCGTGGAAAACGTAAGCACCTTCGGGACCGGCTACGGAGTAGCCTTCGGGTGCTAGAACCATGCGCCGGCGGAAGTCCGCGTCGGACTCCATGAGGATTGGCGTGCCAGTCAGGGGATCGGCCGGCGCGATCGTCAGCCGAGCGATGCCGAACAGGGCGGCGATGTTGTCGAGATCGGTGCCAACCGCATAGGCAGGCATGACAGCGCGGGTCGCATCGTTGATGCGCTGGCGCAGCAGCTGGGCGAAGTAGGCGAAGGTCTGCAGGAGCTTGGTGGCTGGATCGCTATCGCGGCGTTCGAACGTCAGGCCGCTGGCCAGCATCTCTGCCTTCATCTGGGCGACGGCTTGCGCCACCAGCGTCTCGAAGCTCAGCTCCTCGACGATGTCGGGCGCGGGCATGCGCGAGAGATCGACCGCAGTGAAAGTAGCATCCGCCATGGCGGCCATGTCGGCCAAGGGAGGATGGCAGCGCCATGCCGGGCATTTGGATAGGCGACCGGCCAAATGCATGCGCTGGGCAGCACAGCTGGCGCCCAAAAAAGTCGAGCGAGAATTGCGCGATGGACAACAAGCCGAAGATCCGAAACAAAGTCAGCCGGATTGAATCTACGGTGGTAACTTTCGTACAATGCACACTGCCTATCGGAGCTTCATCCTTGCGCTTGGTTTGATTCTAGCTGCCGCTCACCCAGCACCGGGAAGGGGGCCACAAGCAAAGGACGCCGCCGACAATCAAATACAGCGATCCCTTGAGGACATAGCCGCCTCTCAACGTGAGGCGGTGAAACGCTCTCCCTTAAATGAGCCGTGCAGATACGGTGAAAGCATGCGTTCCTCCGATCTTTGCGCACAGTGGAAGGCCGCTGATGCTGCTTATAGCAGCGCCTATGCCACTTGGCTGTTTGGCGCGCTCGGCAGTTTGGTAGGAGGCCTCACACTGGCTGCTGCTTGGAGTGCTGCCAAGTGGGCGCGGAAAGCGGCTATTTACACCGAAAATGCTGTTGCTGCCGCTAACAAGGCAAATGAACTTACCGAGAACTTGGTTCACGTAAGCACTAGACCCTACATTGTGCTTGAGAGTTTTGGGTTTGTTGTGCGCCCAGCTGTCTTCCCCGATGAACACATGGAAGATGTTGGATATCTTACCGGGGTATTAAAAAATATTGGGCAATCCCCAGCCACAAACGTTAGCAGTGTTCAGACCTTCCGCGTTATCCCAGCGGATGGATTAGACGTGCCTACATTTTCACCTGATACGATGCCGGGAATTAATACCATAGGCCCTGGCATCGGAGTCAATATCGGCCCTCTCTTGATACTAGGTGATGAACTGAAGGGCGTTCTCGCAAGGACCCACGCTATCATTCTCTATGTTCTTGTTGGCTATGGCTTCATGCTCAACCAGGAACTTACGGGCGAGACAGAAGCATGTCTCCGGATCAAGCTTAATTCCCTCGATACCACCGGACCTTTGGAGATGACCGGAGCGGCGTTAGGTCCCCAAAATCGTGCAAGTTAACGTTGAAGATCCGATTGTAGTATAGACCTGAAGTAGCCTTATACATCGTTATATGATGCGATGATCAAGCCTCCAAAAAGTGTCGGTAAAGGACGTCGAGCAGCTGCTCGCGGTCGGCCGGAGTCGCGCCCAGCAGTTCGCGCTTGGGGTAGGGCACGGTCTTGGCTCGCAGCGAAGGCTTGTCGCGCAGTCCATGCTGGTGGACGTCGGCGATTTGCGACACCTTGCCGGTGAAGCCGACCCAGAAGCCCTGATCATCGGAGCCGGTTTTCAGGAACCGTGACGACGCCAAGCGCCGGAACATGGCGCGCCGGCGCAGGCCGCCACGACGGCGCAACTTGCCGCCGCCGGCGTTGCGATGCTCCTCGGGTACCGGAAGCCACTTGAAGATCTTGGCGAACTCGAAGCTGCGGATTGATCCCGCTTCGATGTCGAAGCCGGTCAGCATGCGACCGGTGCCCCAGGTAAAGCTCTTCATGATCACGCGGCGCGGCGCGCCGCCGCCGCCTGAAGGGTAGAGGAAGCACGCCGCCCCGCGCCCTGACACCGGCGGCGCCTTGGCCTTGCGCGCCTCGAACGCGGACCCATCGGGTTGCCGCTGCGCCGTGATGCGCTGGCGCTGGCTGATGACCAGCTCGCGCGCCATGCGCCGCATCAGAGCGCGGCGCTGGCCGGACGAGATGCCGCGCAGCAATGCGCCGGCGATGCGCTCGATCTCGGCGAGATCGTCCGTCATGCCTGGGGTGGGACCGCCGGTGTCAGGACCGCGTCTGGGCCTTGCGTCTGTGCCAGCAGCTCGACATTGCCGAAGCCTTGAAGGAAGGATGCGGTCACGCCGGCGAAGGCGTCGCTGCAGCCCGGCTCGGGCGGATGCTCGACATCGAAGCCACTGCCGTCCGCGCGGGGTTTGACCAGGACGTTTTCGGTCAGCTCGATCGAGATCTCGACATCCGAGGTGTCGCCGTCAAGCAATTCGGCTTCGAACGCGAAGGGCTGGCTGTCGCTGCGGCTGAGCAGCTGGCGCTGTTCCTTCTCGATCCAGGCGAGCATCGGCACCATGATCGCGTCGGCGTCGCCGGCGAAGTCCATGATCAGCGCTTTGAGCGTATAGCTGTAGACGAACGACAACGTCGCCGATCGCCGGGCGTTGATGGTGCCGCCTTCGAGGTAGATCTGCAGGCGATCGGGGTTGGTGCGCAAGTCGGGGATGAAGGCGGTCAGCCAGCGGCGCAGACTATCGGCCTTGCGCATGATCGCTCCCCATCGAAACGCGGACCTGCGCCTGCAACTCGATCAAAGCCGCGCGGATCTGGCCGGCGACGTCGTACAGCGTGGTCAGGCTTGTCAGCACGGCCGAGCCGTCCATCTCGCCCGTGCTACTGCGCCTGGGCGAGGGCAGCGCCGGCGGCGGCGCCAGCAGGCTCGCCGACACCCGCGCCGTTGGCGATGGCTGCGGCACGGTCGAGCAGGCCGACGCCATCAGCATCGATGCACACGTTGCGATAGACCGGGCGGTCGATGACCTTTTCGGTTTCATGGTAGATTTCCCTGACATTGGTCTGGCGCGCGTATTCGGATGCCTGGTGGCGCTCGGCCGAGGCGTCGATGGTTTGCTGGTTGCGGCGACGCTCGGCATCGGCGGCATCGTTCGCGCGCATCTGCGCGGCTTGCTCCTGGGCGACACCGACGCGGGTGCCATAGACGAACGCACCGGCGGCACAGGCGACTGCCAGGAGGGCGCCCGCGAGCGCGATGTGCGTGCGGCCGATCATGCCGGCGCCGTTCCGCACTTCTTGCGGTCGACGTTGCCGATCCGGTGCGCGATCCAGCCCTTGTAGAACACCGACAGATTGCCGTTCACGCGGACCAGGCGGCCATATTCGGCCTTCTGTTGCGCATCGAGGCTGTCCAGCATGGCGCGGCACAGCCTGGTGGCGCCGAGCTTCTTCTGGCAGGTGGCGAAAGCACCGATGCTCTGGCCGCCGATCTTGCCGTCGACCGCGACGCGCGAAGCGCATAGATCGTTGAGGCCCTGCTGAAACCAGCGCGACGGGCGCGACGGCCCCATGTTGACGGTGGTGTCGAACAGTTCCTCGGTAACCGCAGCATCGATCGCGATCAGCGGTTCGAGGCCGGGGCCGACCAGATAGCGCTTGTAGTAGATGCCCTCGGCGACGTCGCGCGGCAGCGTGCGCATCGGGCCGCTGTAGCCGTTCTCGCGGGCGACCTGGACGGTGACGCCCATGTTGGTCTCGCCGCCGGGGTCGCTCTTGTGATTGACGTACCCGCCTTCGAGCGCGATCGCCGCGCCGATGATGGCGAGTGCCGCCGCGCCGATCTTGCCGCGTGCGTTCGTGGGCCGGGTTGAGGCAACCATGGTCAGTCCTTTCTGGGCAGGAAGCGATCGGCGAACCGCGCGGGCAGGCTGATCAGCACGTCGGTGATGGCGCGGGCCAGGGCCGGGGTGGCGTCGAACGCGAACAGGGCGATGGCGAAGGCGATCGACTGCGCGACGAAGGCGTTCCACTCGGTCAGCGAGATGATCGCCAGGGTGGCGTAGTAGCTGACCGTGGAGCCGACGATCCATTGCAGGATCCGCTGGCGCCACGGCAGGGCCGGCTTCCATGCCTGCGCGGCGGCCGAGCCGATCAGCGCGGGTGCGAGGCTGACGAGCAGCTCGGCCAGCCATTCGATGAAGTGGCGCAAGTCCATGGGTCAGCTCCAAAGCTGGATGAGGGGCAGCACAGCGGTCGCGCTGTCCTGTTGTGAGGCGGGGACGACGACTTGCGTGCCCAGCGGCAGCACGGGTCCGAGCGCGGCAAGGCCGGGGTTCGCCTCGAGCACGCGCGTGAGTTCGCCCGGGCCGAGACCGGCATCGCGCCAGATCAGCAGATCCAGCTTGTCGCCGGCCTTGGCGGTGAGGCGCTGCTCGGCCGCCATCAGATCAGATCGATCGTCGTGCGCGACTTGCCGAGGATGTCGCGCACGGCATGGATCGCGTCGCGGCGCAGCTCGCCGATCGTCGGCGTGAGTTCGTCGGCCTGGGCGCCGCCGGCAGCGGTGGTATCGAAGTCGCGATGCCGCTCGATCAGCTCTGCCTTGGCATTAAGGGCGACCGCGCGCTGATAGCGGATCGACTGGACGCTTTGCCCGTCGAGCTGCGGCGCGGGTACCAGGGCGAGCGTGACATAGCCGGCCGCGATCGAGCCGGCCGCGAAGTCGCGCAGGTCGGACTCCACCGTCATGATCGCGCCGAGGATGGCGGCGCGCAGGCGGGCAGGGGTGATATTCATCGGGATCCGTGCGGCTTCGCGCACGGCGGCGGGATCGATGTCCGGGAAGAAGCCGTCGTTGACGATCGTCGACTCGGTGGGCGCGGGCTGGTCGATCTCGGCCGCAGGCGGGTACGTAATGAATTTTACATCGGCGCTCATGCGATGATCAGGCAAGCAAGCGAGCGCATGCAGATCATGCAGCCGCCGAGCGTGAGAAGCCCAGCCACGCCGCAGAACAGGCGCGGCCACACTCTTGGCATCAGCAGGGCAAGCGAACTTCCCAGCACGATCGCGGCGCATGCGATAGTGGCGACGATCAGGACGATCGTCTTGAACATGAGCCAGGACACGATCGCCATCATCGCTGCGCCGGCTCCACCGGGAGCGAAGCAGGCAACAAGCGCTTGGGCGACGATGGCGAGTGAAACGAGGTTGATGGCGGCACGGATCATGAGCTTGGTCCTTCGATGCCGCGCCCTCGGCTAACAGGGGTGAGGATCGGGGCAGATGCGGCCCTGCGGCCCGAAGGCCTCCCGCATTGCGCGATCCGCCCCTGAGCGCCGGGGGCGAGGTGAT